TGGACGCTGCCGTTTTGACGGTTTCCCATGCGGTCTTTAACGCTGCTTTCGCGTCGTCAATCGGCTTTGTGATAGCTGCCTTGACGTTGTTCCATACCGTTGTTGCCGTGGTCTTGACCGCATTAAATCCGTTTGTCGCAGTGGTCTTAATGCTATCAATCGCGCCGCTGACCGTGGTTTTTATAGTGTTCCAAACGCTTGTGATTGTATCTTTGCAGTTTTCCCATATAAACCGAAAAGGAACGGTAATAATTTCAAACGCAGCGTTGACAAGTTCCGCGATAAACATCAACGCCACTTGCACTATGCTTTTGATCGTGTTCCATGCGATTGTGACTATTGGGGCTAAACTGTTAAAGATACTTGTAACGGTTGATTTCACCGCATTAAAGCTATTTGTAACGGCGGTTTTCACGGCGTTTACTGCCGTGGTTATTGCTGTTTTAATTGCGTTCCATACGGTTGTGATAACGGTTTTTGTGGCATTTACCTTGTTGGTGATGTCGGCTTTGATTGCCTCAAACACCGCAGTGATTGTGGTTTTGACGGCATTTACTGCCGTGGTTATAGTGCTTTTAATAGCGTTCCATACCGATGTAAAGAAATTTTTAACGCTCGTCCACAACTGATCCCACGACGAACCGAACCAACCCAAAAATACATCTGCTATGCCTCTTAGCGTGTCTATTACGGCGGTAAATGTATCTTTGATAAATTTCCATTCAGCAGAAAACGCGCTTTGTATCGCGTTCCATGCGCCTTTCCAATCTCCGGTAAAAACGGCTTTGAAGAAATCGAACGCATTTAGAATTTGATTGAATACTAAATCTACAACGCTAAGAATGATATTTAGCGCGCCGGTAATAACAGGGGCTAATATATTACAAAAGCCCTCCCAAACGGCTTTTATCGTTCCTGTGATGTCTGAAAACGATATGCCCAGTTCGCCTAATCGCTGTTTGATACCGTTTGCAAAATTGCTAAAGGTTTCTTTCACGCCGTTCCATATCTTTATTACGGCGTTTCTAAAGTCTTCGTTGGTATTCCATAGCGTAATCACAACTGCGGTTATCGCCGCTATTGCCGCGATCGCAATTCCTACCGGACTTGTAACCATCGACAAAACGCCGCCCATGCCGTTCACCGCGTCCATTGCGCTGCCGAACGCTTTTGTTACGGTGCCGATCGTGCTAATGGTTTTGCCTAACGCAACCAACATAGGCGCGATAGCAGCAACCACTAAGCCAACTTTTACAATGGTTTCCTTTTGGCTGTCGTTCAATCCGTCGAACCATTCAGCCAAACTATGCACTTTATCGGACACGTTTTGTAAAATCGGCTGCAATACTGTTAAAATACTCTGTCCTAACTGTATGCCCGTGTTTTTCAGTTCCGTTAATGTCTGCTGCAGCTTGTACGCGGTCGTATCACTCATTTTTTCAAATGCCGTGTTTGTCGCGCCTGTGCTTGCGTTCATTTCTTTCAACATACCGTTGAAATTGCTTGCTCCGTCCCCTAATAGGATCAAGCCCGCTTTTGCCGCCTCGCTGCTGCTAAACATATCGCCAAAAGATAGATTTTGCGCTTTCGCCGCTCCGTCCACGATTTCCAGAACGTCGCCCAAACTGGAACCACTTGCCATTAACTGACTAAACGATTTCCCGGTTTTTTCCCTTAAAATCTTGTCTGTCGTGCTGCCGGTTTTCCCCAGTTCGTTTAACATACTGTTTATGTATGTCGTGCTTTCGGCAGTCGCTACGCCGTTTGCCGTCGTGATCGCGTATGCGGCGCATAATTGATTAAACGCTACATTGTTCGCGTTTGCCGTCGGGATAACCTTACCCATTGCGCTTGACAATTCCGCAACGGTGGTTTTACCCTTGTTCTGCGTCTGCACCAATAGATCGGAAACGTCCGTAACCTTTTCAGCCTCTAAGCCATACGCATTTAATACCGTTGACAAAATATCAATGGTATCGGAACTTTCCGCAAAACCGGCGGTTGCTAATCGTGTCGCCGCCGCGACAAAATTTACCGCGTCGCCCGTGGACTGACCGGCAGAAATGGCATTATACACGTTGTCCGCGATCTCTACGCTGCTAATGCCTGTTTGGTTAGACAACCCTATGATCGCGTCGCCCATGTCGTCTAAGCTAACCTCGGTTTCGTCCATGATCGTACCGACTTTAGCTAACGCCGTTTCAAAACTTACCGCCATTGTTGCCGACACGGTGCCAACTCCAACGATAGCGGTAGTTATTCCCATCATCTTTTCGCCCGCGCTCTTGATTTTGTCGCCTGCTTTTTCCATCTTGTCGCCAAAATCTTTTATATTCGCGGTCGATAGCTTTTTTTCGACGTTTCCTAACTCGATCTCCATGTTGGCAAGTTCTTTCCTTGCCTTGTCGGTACTCTTGGCGGTATCGTCTAATTGGTTTGTAGTGCTTTGTATTCTGCTTTCGGTGTTTCCCAGTTCGGAACGCAATGACGCTAATTGTTTTTCCAACTTTTGCGTTTCCTCGCTGTCGTCACCGGTCGCTTTTTTGCTTGCCTCCAACGCTTTTTCCGTTTCGGCAATCTTTGTTTTTAAATCCCCCTCTTTCGCTTGCAATTTTGTTAAGGATTCCCGCAGTTTTTCGGTATGGTCGTTATTCAGCTTGATTTTGTCTTTTTGCGCCTCGATCTTGGCGGTTAGCTGCTCCGACTTTGCCCGCAATTCCGCTTGACTGTCGCCCAACAATTTTGCTTTTTGCGCTGCAAGGGAATATTCCGCTTGAATGTCTTTCATAGACTGGGCTACTTCTTTCATACCCGCCCGGTATTCGCTGATATTCGCCCCGATCTTTACGCTTGCATTTGCCACGGCAATACCCCCCCTTTCGCTTTATTCTTGGCTTTCGTCCACCGTATCAATTTCAAACTTGACATACTCCAATAATGACATGATGTCGGACTTCATACATTCATCATAGCCGGTATTTAAAACGCGGGTTCCGATCTTGACAACGCGGTCTACGCTTTCTTTTAATGCCCTCCATATGTCGGCGGCTGTTTCTGTCTCGTCGTCTTCGTACCCATTTTCTTTGTCGTATTCGTCAAACGCCGATTTTTCCATTTTCACCGGCGGCTCGTCCGACAGTTCGTTAAATTTCGCCGCTACAATTGACTGCATTACAAAATGAACGGTGTTTGTAGCCCTTAAAAACTGCCCCATTTCAACGGTTTTCAGTTCCGACAACGTGGGGTGCTCCGGGTATAGTTCCTGCAGAATACGCATATTGAAATAAATATTTTCTAATACGTTGTCGCTGCGGTTTTTGCTCATTAAATCGCAATATGCCCGGAACGCCGCGACGCTGATTTTGTTTGTTTCATAATGTCGGCGGTGCTGCTTGTCGATGTGGCAAGTAATACCAATTTCCGGTATTACTCGCCTATTCCAAAATTGGACTTCATCTTTTCCACTTTCTCTTTCAGTCCCGCCGCCATCAACGCGTCAACCGCCATAAACTGATAGATCACCTCGGACACGTCCACGCCCGCCAGTTCGTCTGCGGTAAACTGCCCGCCGAATGCGATAACAAGCCCCTCACGCATTTTCTTGATGTCGTCGCGGCTATAATCGCCGTCCGGGTTCACGGTGTCCCGAATGTCGCAGAACTCCTCGTAATCGCCCGCGCTGATCCCGTTTCTTTCGTATTCCTTATTGTTCAAAATGATTGTCGTTTTCATGCCGTACCTCCTACGTTATTATGCTGTCGTTGCCGGTTCCTGCACTTGGCTAAACCAATCGGCAATAGCCGCCGCTGCGCCGGTATTCGCCGCAACTAAATTGTCCTCGTCCACACGTACATCATAAAGACCGTCAATTTCTCTTTCGTGGAATTTGCCTTTAATGGTTTCTGTCTGCACGGTCGGCTTTCTGCGTTTGGTTTCGCGGTTTTCGTCGCGTCCCTCTGCAAACTTACCGACGTAAAGCCATACAAATTCATATTTGCCGTTCAGCTTTTTTTCTCGGTACCCCAGTGCAACGTCCGGGGCTTTGTCATCCGCGCTCTTCATCAAATAGCCGTTTTCAAACGTATGCCCAAAAAGAAACGCCAAATCCTGCGGTGCAAGGCTGTTCACCTCAATTTCCACCTCGGTACCCTCGTATGCGTCAAGTGTTTCCTCGGTGCCGTCGTCGCTTTCCAAATCCTCGGTGCTGCGTTTGTCACTGATCTTTGCCTTGATAGCGCGTGCCAGTTTGTAGGGTGTGCCGGTCACATAGCTGCTTGTCGTGTTCTCCGTGACAAGTGCTACATAGAAATCCCGCAATCCCACAAAACGACTTCTTTTAATTACTGCTCCGTCTGCCATATTCTTTTATTCCTCGCTTTCATCAATCATGTAAAACCGCATAGCCTTGTTATATAGTCCGGGTTTCTCTTCAACGTCCTGCCCCTCTTGATAACAAAAGCCTGCTTTCGTCAATAGTCTTTTTGCCTCTTGCTTTAAGTCTACTGCGTCATATGTCGCCCAAATATTAACCTGCAAATAGCCCTCTGTTAATTCCGCTTCGTCGTCGCAGTGTCCCTCGTCGGTGTCCGTTAGGTTCCATAACGTGATATGCGTTTTCTGTAACCTTTCATCATACCAACCTTGTTTTACCGATATGCCTCGATTATTCAGCGGGGCTAATGCCCGCGCTGCAAGTGCAATAATATCCATTTACCGCCCCTTTCTAATCGCTGCCCAGTGTGCTGTTCAAGAAGTTTTGCATTTCGCTTTCCGTGTTCGCGTTGAACGCCTCCCGGCACTCTTCGATTGTGCTATAAACAAAATCGCGTGGTGCCATTTTGTAGGTACCCCATTCTACAAACTTCATGTAAAAAAACGCGCTGTTATCTGATTTTTCCCAACCTACTACGGCAGTCGGCACGCCGCCGCTCGTCCTAATACCTGATACCGGTATATTATCGGCGGCGTGTCCCGGCGGTCGATAACCTTTTTTACCGCTCTTTTGATTGTCCGTGGATCGGGCTACTTTGGGTTTCATGCGTTCTAAAGCAATATCGCGGTTCTTGGTTACAATCCGCTTTTCAAGCTGCAAAATTTCTTGTTCGTTTGCAAGGCGGTTTACCTGCTCCATCAATTCTTTTAGCCCATCAAAATTCATGGTTACAAACGCCGTCGCCATTATAGCCGCCCCCTGCCCTCGATTAGCTTTGCCGGTTCGCTTTAATAAGCACCGTGCGTTTTTCGTTTTTCTTCAAGCTGACATGATAGATGTCGTACAATTCGCCCTCATACCGGATCACATATTTTTTGCAATGTGCCTGCAGTGCCTTTACTTTTCTGCAATACTTCACCTCGAAAACAATTGTATTTTCCAACTTGGCGTTTAACGCTTCATAGATTTCATTCCCGTACAAGTCGATCGGTGTCGCCCACACATTATTGTAATAGTCCGTATAATCAACGTGTCCGCGTCCGTCGTCTATTTCCTCGCGTTTCTCCAAAATGTCTATTTTTACGTCCACTGCTGCCGCCTCCTACAATATTTCTTTTATCAACATTGAGGAAACGGCAGTTTGCAGCGTGTCCGGCTTATCTGTGTATTTATCGCGGTTTTCGTAAAGGTCTTTTACGCTAACCAAAATCAACATTTTTTGCCGGTTCGTCGGCTTGTCTGCGTTAAAGTCCGGTATCAGTTCGGCTAAATCTTCTAAAACGGTGTCTAACATAAGCTGTATAATTTCGTCGTCGTCGTCATAATCAACGCGGATATACTGTTTGACCGTTTCCAAATCCAACCGCATTTATACCGCCTCCCGTCTTTATCCGTTTACCGCCTCTGTAATTTCACCGAAAATAAACGCCTTTTCGTCCACCGGCTTCACGTCGAACCGGTCACGGACTTTTACACCCGTCTGATCCTTACCCCAAAGATCGCCCGCCGTGTTACTGATCTCAATAGACATATATTCACGGTCGAAAAGGGTAATTGCTTCTTTCAGATCGCCGCAGATAATCGGGTAGGCATAGCCCGTAACATTGTTACTTCCGTCCTTAATCTCGCGGGTTGCAAGCGTCTTATTCGACAGCTTCACAACCGGATAAGTGCCGAAAAGAACTTTCTGCGTGGGCTTTGTCGGATCGGGCTGCATAATATACCTGTCGTCGCCGTCTTTCAGCTTGTCAAGGTAATTAAAGCCGGACTGATTCGTTACAATCACCGCGCCCGCCGCGATTGCAGGATCAAGATCGACATTAAACACGCCTTTCAGCCCGTCAATATCATTGATCGTTTTCACCGTGCTGTTGTTTTCCCCGAAATTAACAACGCCTTTCAACGCTCTAAGGATAAAAGCGTTTCTTGTCGCACGGGTTTTCTTGGCGATATACTTTCTCAAATATCCCATGATATTTTCCGCAGTGTCCTGCAGCAGTTCCTCGGTGATTTTCAAGATACCGCCTTTTTTGGTTACTTTGTATTCCACGGTTCTGAATTGCGGCGTACTCACCTCCGGGAATGCCGCCGCTTCGTCCACGTTGTCCCACGGTGTCGCGTCCGCGTCCTCTTCGATAACGCGCGATCCGGTCAATGTGCTGACACGTTCGACATTAACGTATTTTTCCAAATCGTCGTCCGTCCGGCGCAGTTCTTCGATCTGTGTGCGAATATCCTGCGGTACCGTCAAGCCGCCATCGGCTCCACTGTTGGTACCCTCTGCCATCGCGTTATATACGCTTACGTCTTTTTCGTTGGCGGCTTCTTTTTTAATGCCTGCCGTGAGAACGCCAATAAACGCCTCGATCTTCTGCTTTGCGGTCGGCGCGCCGTCTACAACCTGCGCGGAACCTGCCGCCGCTGTCGCTGCCGCGTTGCCCGCTGCCGCGTCGTCCAAATCCTTAATGCAGTTAAACATCTCCTGCATATCGTCCAGTTCATGCTTTGCGGCTTTTACCGCTGCGAGATCGTGGGATTCTGCAAGTTTCTTTACCTCTTCCACTTTGGCGTTAATTTTCGCCAAAAGTGCCTGCGCCTGTCTGTTCATGTTGTTACCTCTCTTTCTTTTTATGCCCCGTAATTTTCAAGGCTGTTCAATATATCCTGCAATTCCTTTTCTTTCGCCGCCGCGTCTCTGTCGTCCAGTGCTTTCATAACTGCCGCTACTATGTCCGCTGTGCTGCCTGTCGGCGTTTTCAAAAGGTTCTGCGGGGTATGTCTGTAATGTCCGTAATAGCTGCTATTTGCCGCCACTGCCGCCGTTGTCGCGTCCACCTCAAAATTAAAATACTTTTGTGCGGTCGCGGCTCCTAACCACGTTTCCGCGTTGATTAACTTTGTTATCTGGTCGCGGCTGACTCCGGCTTTCGCTTTCGTCATGTAAATATCGGTTATGCAGTCTTGGCAAGCGTCAAGGCGTTTGATCGCGTCTTTGAAGTCGTTCGCGTTGCCCCATGCGATCGTTAGCGGCTTGTGTACCATGAATTGCCCGCCTGTGTGGATAATTACGCGGTCGCAGCCGGAAACGATAACCGACGCGATAGAAGCGGCTAAACCGTCAACGTGTCCGGTGGTTTTTCCTTCGTGCCTGCGTATCATGTTAGCGATAGCAAGCCCTGCGTATGCGTCGCCGCCGCCGCTGTTCATATAGATGTCAACGGGCGCGTTATCCGGGATTGAATTAAAAAAGTCCTGCACGTCCTGCGGGCATTTGTCCTCGGCAAAATCCGCCGTTTCCCACGCCGCACCGCCTATGTCTCCATAAAAATACAGTGCTACGGGTTCTTCTTCCGGCTCCTCTTCCGGTTCCTGCTCCGGCTCCGTGGAGATCGCCTCGTCCTCTTCTTTTTCCGGTTCTTGTTCCGTGTCGTCTGCGTTTCTCATTTCCACATAACCGACGTTCTTTAATTCGCCTGTGATGTAATCACGGGCTTTAAAGTTCAAACGCTTTCTTTTCATTAGCTTCACCTCCCTTTTCTGTCTGCCGTCCGCTTTCGCCGTTCCCATCGTTCCCGGTTCCTGCGGTCGTCGCTTCGTTTTCGGCTTTTTTAATTAACAACTGCAGCGGCATATATGCGCCGTTAATTAACAAATCATCACCGCCGGGGCTGTCCGGCAAATCCGCTTTTCGGCGTGCTTCGTTCGGTGTACGGATCGCGCCGCTAACCTCTGCGGCTAAAATTTCCGTCTGTGTTTTGCTGTCCGTCCGCAATAAGGCGCGTTCGTTAAATTTGTAAAAAAATCCCTTTTCCTCCAAATCCGGCGGTAAACACTTATAGTTAATTTCCTCTTCATATCCTTTCAGTATGAATAATTCCGTATCTATCAGAAATGATAATTGCTGCATTTCCGAATTTGCGTAACTGGATTTTTCGTAATCGTTTAATTGATTCGGTTTCACGCCGAACGCCGCGCCAATTTGCAGCGCGTTATATTTGCGTAATTCAAAGAACTGCGCGTCTGTTAGTTTAACGTCCAACGGCGTTAGCTTAAAGCCCAACGGCACCGGCATGATCCGCCCGGTATTCTTTGCACCGTTGCCAAACTCTTCAAACGCCTCCCGCAGCTTTTCGCGCGTTTTGTTGTCGATATCTCCGGTGTACTCTAAAACCGCCTTTGCCGTCATTCCGGTTTTATACATACTGCTTTGATAGTTCTGCGCTTCTAAATTGCCTTCTACTTGGTCTTTTAATATCTGCTGCACCGGCAGCCCACAAATGCCGTCGATACAATGAGATGTTTTGAAGTGCATAACTTCGCTACTGTCGAAAATATAATTTTTCCCGCTATAACGGTCGGTGTACCAATACCAAATACGCCCCTTGCCCTCGAAAATGCCCGCGTCGTCTATGATGATTTGCACATTTTCCGACGGCATAAGCCATAGCGCAACCGGTTCATAACTGCCGCCATAGGCTAACGGGGAAAAACGCATTTGTTTCCATACATAGGCGTTCCCGTGGTGGTTTCGGTTCATTTCCACGGCGTTCCATAATACGGTAGGTGTCATTATTTCATTTGGACGCTTGCATAGCAGATACGCCATTTTGTCTAACGGTGCCTCTACGGTTCCTTTCGCCGTTTTTTGGTAGTATTTTATCGGCATTTTCGCCAGTGTCTCGGATAACATTTTCAGACAAGTGAAATACGTTATTTCTGACATTACGCTTTTGCTTTTCCCTCCGATCCCCAACCATTCCAACAAACTTTCGCTATTCATATCTGCCGTTTGTCTGCCGTTGATCTGACCGGCGGCAACAAATCCGAAATCCCGCCGCAGATTTTCAATTATCTTTTTTGCCAGTTTCATTTAAAACACCCCCTTGCCCGGCTTTTTGTATTCTTCCAGCATTGCCAAATATTCATTTACCATTTCCTGCGTGTCTATTAAAAACTCATCTTTCATTGCCATAACCCACGCGTCAATTACGCTATCAACCGGGTCAATGCGATCCTCCGTCAAATCTTTGTCTATCTTGATTTCTCCGTAACTGTTGCTTATGGTCTTTGCGTTTTCAATAGATAGCGTTAGCAATTCGTTTTCCCTGTCATACTGTACGTTGCCCGCCATAATTTCAAGCCTAAAATCAACCGTTGGATCGTTCAATATGCGCGGCGTTTGCGTAATGCTTAAACAGTCATAGCCCAACCGTTCCAAATCTCCGACAAACGCGCTTGCATTGTGCGGGTCATAGCAAATCATCTTGATATTAAGATCGTATGTCTCTATCAGTTTCGCCAAATGGCTAATGATATACTTGTAATCCGTTTTTATGCCGCCTAATGTCTCTGTTACGGTCAATAGACCATGTTTAATGTAAATGTCATATGGCACGCCGTCATACTGTATATGCTCGTCCACTCGTTTTGACGGCATGAACGAATGAGAATACACATAGTATTTTTTCGTTCCGTCTGCCATAAACGGAAAAACTAATGCTATGCTTGTTAAGTCGCCGCCCGCCGATAAGTCAATACCGCAGTAGCACTTCTTTCCGCGAAATGCTTCTAACTTTTGATCGGTGCCTAACGCTTTCCATACCGCTATATCTTTAATATAGCGATTGCTTGCCCACTGTACCCACTGGTTTAACTGCTTGACAAGAAAATCCCTTAAATCCTCGCCGCCCATTTCTTTTGCGGTGATTGACACGGGGATCATGTTTTCCAGTGCCTCCGGATCGTATTCCAACGCCGGATTTGCTTTCACCCAGTTTTCCGGTTTATATAGGTCGTCTCCCTCGTCTATTTCTGCGATAAAAACAAACTGCGTATCATTTGTTAATGCGCCGCTTAAAATCTTCTTACACGTTTCATACAATTTGTAGCACGGACTTTTCAAATTAAAACCGGCGGTCGTAATTACGGATATTAACGCCGATTTCATCTTTTTAATACCGCCCTCCAAAAGTTTATACATCTGGTTTGTGCGGTGGGCGTGGTATTCGTCCACAATGCCCAGTAGCGGTCTAAAACCGTCTATGCTTTTCGTGTCGCCTGATAATGCGCGTATTTTACTTTCTGTAATCAAGCAATCTATTGTACTGTTGTGTTCGTGGATTTTAAACAGTTCATTTAATTCCTTGTCGCTGCGTATGAATTTAACAACTTCTTTAAAAACGATGTCCGCTTGTTCTTTTTTTGTCGCGGTACAGTATATTTGACCGTGGCGATACCGCACAAAATTCCCATAATATGTTGCTAAAATACCGTTTAAAAAACTTTTGCCGTTCTGCCTGCCTAATTGCACATACGACGTTCTAAAACGGCGTGCGTGTATTGCGGTTTTTGCGTCTGCGGTCTTTTTGCGCCAACCGTTCAACGCTCCTAAAATAAAGCACTGAAACGGATATAGCACTACATTTTGTTGATCCTCGCCCTCGGCTATAATCAGCGTTTCGGCAAAATTTATAATGTCCTCGGCTTCGTCTACGTCAAAATAGTATTTGAAGTCCGTATCGTTTTTGCTCCTCTTGATGTCGTTTATGTGGCGTTCGCAGGCTTGTTTTACTGTTTTACCGGCGGCAATCTTCCCGGCTAATACTTCAACCGCATATTGCGTGGTTCTGTCTGTACCGTTAATCATTTGCCGCCTTTGCAAACTTCAAAAACTTATTTTCCGGCGGCGGGTCTTTGGCGACAGGAACCGCCAACCTGCAGCGGCTCGATATTGTTAGCCCAAAGTCCGCAGCGCCTTGCCTGCACTCTTTATACACGCGCCCGCGCATGATTTGTAGCTTGTCATATGCGGGGTTCACCTGCATTTCTTCAACTTCCACATAAACCGGGTTTCCGTTTTCGTCGGTCTTTTCCAATGATACCCGTACCGGGATCATCAGCTTTGTTTTGCGTAACTGCTTGTTGATTTTAATAAATTCGTCCTCGACAATAATTAACCGTCCCAACGCCTCGCAGTCAATGTTTGTCATGATCTTTAACTCTAACAGTTCGGCGGCAATTTCGTTAAATCGCTGCTTTTGTTTGGCGGTTAAAAATTTAGGCGGTTTTACGTTATCGTCTTTAGCGTTGATCTCCGTCTTTTCCCTGTTCTCGATCTCCGCTTTGGTTAAATGCTTTCGCCCTTTTGCTTGTACTACTGATACGGGTTGTCTTGTCCCCGCCATTCCTCTAACCCCCTTTTCGTTTTCGGTATTGTGTCACAATATGACACGAATAACACGCGCCCCGCAGCCTATACGCGGGATTTTTCCGTGGGGAGTTCTCTCTGTGGAAAGGGGAGAGCGGGACTAAATCAGCCGCCGCCAAACAATTTCGATACCCCCACCCGGTCGCGCCCTGCCGCCGCCAACCGCCGCAGGGTCGCCTGCGTCGCCGCCTTTGTCACGGGGTCACGGTCGTACAATGTATGTATCGTGTTATGCGTTCCGCTTGCTAATGGTATAAGATTGTTGAGATCAAGCCGCTGCGTCCAGTCCTCTGTTAGTTCCGTGATGTGGTGGACTGTATCAGCCCGTCGGATTTCGTGTAGTACATAGTACGCGTAAACGTCTATGTAATCGTACATTGATAGCACTAAGCCGCGTACCTGTTGCCACTCTTTCGACACATAAAACGCCGCCGTGTTGGTGTTGCGCCTGTGTCGGTTGTAATCTATATACCGCTGCTTTTGGGTAGCCTCGCACGCCTCGCATAAATGTATTGTCTGCGGTATCAACTTACCGCATTTACACATATGCAGTAACATTCTTGCACCTCTGTTTTACTTCACTGTTACACATAAAGAAAAGCGGCTACTTTATGCGCCGCTTTTCAGTTCGGCACATTATTATTATAACTGCGCCGATTTGGTTTTAACAGGTCAACTTTTTTTCATGTTTTTTGCATTTTTATTTCGGAATAACGCACACTTTTCAACATTTTAACGGTTTATCTGTTGATAGCCTCAACACCAAACAGCTTAACCGCTAACGCCTGCACTAATTCACTGATCCAACGTCGCGGTGTGCTATCGCTGACCGGCATTCTCTCCGCTATCTGCTCATATGTCAACTTCTCGAAAAAATACATCTTGAAAACGGAAAACTTTGCTTTGTCCGTTTCTTGCTCCATTTCAGCGATTCCACGGGCTAATATGTCGATCACGGCGGCGGTGGACGTTCTTGCATTTTTTATTAACTGCAAAAAATCACTTGTTTCATCTTCCACGGCGGCGATTTCGTTTTTTGTGCTGCTAATCAAATTTCCGTACTGCTTCAAATACTTGAATGTTATGTTATAGGCTTTGCGGCTTGCTTGCTGCTGCTGCTCTTTTTGGTATGCTTCAATCGCACGTTTCGCCGCTCTTTCTGCCGCCTTTTCTATGATTCTTTCTATTTCCTTTTCGTCCACCTGTTGCCGCCTCCTACTTTTACGGCGTTTTCGCCTTTTTTTGTGACCGGCGTTTTCGCCACATTGGCAATCCGTGATACTTACGCCAGTTATTTGTATTTTCGTGCATTTTGCGCCGCTGCTCCGTTTTTACCAACTTGTAATTTTCGCTTACAACTTCGTCTGCGCCGTCTACCGCTTTATAATATATCGCTTCTGCAAGTTCCGCTGCGGATAATGTGCTTTGTTTGGCTTGATCCGCTATCTTTGCCAACGCATTAGCGGCGTTGGCTATTTTGCGGGCTGCCGATGACATAGCCGCTTCAAATCTCTTAATCAATTCTGTCAACACGTTCCTGCCGCCTCCTGCTGATCACTTCATGTATAAGCGTTTTGATAACGCTTGCCGCCACTGCAACAATGATTATGATTGCCATTATCAGCACACCCGCCGACAAAACGCAGCCTAACGCAGTTAGCATAATCATAAACCATGTTTCCAACGCTTCCAATATTGCCGCTGCCGTCATTTTCTCGCCTCCTCTACTGCTAAAATTCTGCACTTTTCTAATGTTTCCTCATAAAGTGCTTTGTAAAAATTTACTTCACGCTTTGCTGCCGCTATCTGCTGCGATAATTGGCTAATATCTGCCTGCGGCTCCGACGTGGTTACTGCCGTTTCTGGTTCTAAGCCCAACGCGACGGCTAACGCCTTGTCTATCTGCTGCATTTCCTGCGGTGTCGCTGCCCCGTAATAATCGCCCGCACGCTGCTTTGATACCGTCGTTACGGTTTCGCACAATGCAATAGATACCTTTTGCGAACTGTTAATAAAAATATGCGTCGGTAATTCGCTTTTGGGCTGCGTGGTGAGATATACCACGGTTATATTGTCGCTGTGTTTGTTTCCGGCATCGTTCGATACAATGATCGCCGGTCTGCCTGCGGTTTGCTCATTACCTACCGATTGCCCCCCCGCACGGTCTATGTAGTAAATATCCCCGCGCTTAAATTCTTTTGGTAATAACGGCGTTATTTTCGTTAATACGTCGTTAAATGATCCGCTTGGTGTTCCACTTGTTCTAATGCTCATTTTCATTACCTCCCGTTTTTTCTGTCGCGTTTGTGCTTTTTGTCTTTCTCTATCGGTCTTAATCGCTGCCCGCACCGAAAACAATAATTGTCTGTTTTTATTCTTATTCCCGCGCCACAATCAGGGCAACGCGCCCGGCTGCCGTCCATGCGTACCGGCTTTTCTATCGCCTTGTCAAGCGCATATAATAACGGTCTATGTTCGTATATTACTTGTTCCGGTGCCTTTGCTTGCCATTGCGTGATTACGGCAGGCGATACCGCTTTTATAGCTTTTGCGCGGGCTATGACTTCGTTCACCCTTTCCCGCGTTCTTATTAACCGTTCTTGCTTCATGCGCCGCCCTCCCGTGTTACTTTAATACCTAAAATACAATAACCATCTGCTAAACCGGTGTAATTCTCCAACATATAGGTTATTTCTGCGGTAATTGTTCTTTCCGTTGTGCCGCCGTTTTTAACCTCATGCATTATCAATGTGTCGCCAATCTGATAACAATGGTCGCGCTTACGCAGTTCAAATGTCTTTGCGCCGCTTTCTACATCGTCATAATACATAGCTGCAAGCGGTATATAATGCTTTTGCTTTTTCGGCTGCACTTTGTTTTCGCTCTCTGCGGGTTCTGTTGCCTGTTCTGCGGCTTTTTGTGCTTCATGCGTGTTTTTATATTCCTGCACGATTTCGCGCGCGTAATCGCCCGCCGTCGGCTTTTCTGCTGTTTCCGGCTGCGCCGCTGCTGTTGATCCTTTTTTGTTCTTATCCTCAAACGTCCCGCATTTTACGGTTGTATCTGACTTGTTAAAGCAATCATTCCAGTGTGTGCAGCGGTAACATATGCTTTCTGTGTGCTGCTGTTCTTCTCCATAATAGACCGGCTCTGGTTCTGGTTCGGGCGTTGCCTCCGGCTGCGCTGCTGCTGTTGCTTGCTTGCTGTTTAATTCTCCGTTCTGCTCATATGCCGCTAACGCCGCCTGCTGCCCCGCTTCGTCCATTTTCGCCACGGTGTACGCCGTGGAAAAATTGATTTGCTCGTTTTTTAATGCCTCTTGCAATTCCGGGATCAAATTTTTACCTATGGTTTCCATCTGCCCTACTTTTGCCGCGCTATAATTCAGTATCGCCGCTATCGTGTCGCGCAGTCTGCCGTTCTGCAGGTCGTAACCTTTCAGCGTTTCGCCGTTTTCTTTCATTTCCTGCAACGTCGCTTTCAACTGTCGTTCCTCTTCGATCTGCTCCCATACGGTTTTTACGCGCTGCCGGTTGCACATGATAATTTCTATCATTTCGGCGCGGGCATTTTCTGCGGTTCGTATCTGACACGTTGCAATGGAAAATTCATTATAACCCTGCTTTACAAGTAGTGTTAAAGCCCTCCATCGCCTTTCACCGCCTAACAATTTATAGTTTCTGCCGCCGCCCGCCTCCGGGCAATATGTAACGGTCAAATTCTCTAAAAGCCCCACGGCTTTGATGTCTTCCGCTAACACTTCTATGTCTTGCATTGCGTAAAAGTTACGCCCGTTCGGGTAAATATCGCTAATGCTAATGTCTTTCGTGCGGAACCTGCCGCCGGGTCTTTCCTCTGCTTGCTGCCGCGTGCTGCTGTTCAACGCGTTCAATACGCTAAATCCTCCCGCCATTTGTTAAACCTCGCTTTCGCTGATATTCCGCAAATCTTTTAGCAGTTCTACCGCTGCCGCTTCATAGTCCTGTGTCGCCGCTCCGCGCTTGCTATATGCCGGTAATGGCATTTTGGCTAATGTCGCCTTTTGCGCCGTCACACTCCGACGGATCGCAGCGTTGAATACATCATAACCGCTTTGATTTTTCAAATACTCTTCAAATTCGCGGTTTGCCTTGTTGCCCTGCTTCATGGTGAAAAGCACCTTTAACCGTATGTCCAGCTTGATCGCTTTCAAATCCTCTATTTGTTCCGTCAACTGCTGCAACCCGTCTATTTCATAACCTCCGAACGGAACCGGCGCAATAATCAGATCGGCGGCGATTACGGCGTTTAATACCGTGATGTCAAGACCTAACGCACAATCCATAATTACAATGTCATATTCCCGGTGCGCCCTCTGCTGCAAGTCATTCAATGCGCCGCTGATCCGGTGCAACTGTTCGCGTTCTGTATCTCTCATTGCGTCAACATTCGCCTGCATTAAGTACATATTGGCGGGTATAATTTCGATCCTGCCACCTAACGAAAAATCAGGATTGCAACCCGGATCGTAACCCGTGCCAAAAATACAGTTTTCAATTGTTCTGCTGCCGTTCATGATATTGTGAACGCCGGGGCTGTCCGGGTCATATCTGTTCAAAACCTTGCTTGCGTTTCCCTGCATATCGCAATCAATCAACAAAACATCTTTGCAATGCTCTTTTGCCAAAATATAGGCAAGGCTTACGGCGGTTGTCGTTTTACCTATGCCGCCTTTGAGATTCAACACCGCTATTTTCTTCATGCTCTAAATATCCTTTCGTGCTTGATAGCTTATTATGCGCCGCTGTCTATGGTTCCGGCTAAATATTGCTGCAGGTATGATATGGCTTGCTGCACTCCATACGCCACCTTGCAACAATAGCCCGCTGCGCTCATATCGTGCATAAACTCTAATTGCGCCTCGGTAGGCTTGTTTTTGCCGTACTTCATTTCAATGTATAGTCCATGATACCCGCCGATCGCGGCGGGCAAAAACAGATCGCTAACGCCTGCTTTCACGCCTTGCAATTTGAGGCGCGCCGCCTCTGCTTTGTTGCGCTTGCCGCCGTTTGGTATGTGGTAAAGCCACTTTAACGCCGGGTATCGCTTTTGACTTAACGCCGCCCAGTAGATCACCGCCGCTTGTTCGCTGTCCTCGCATTGTTTCTCGTATCTCATTTTGGTTTCACCTCTTTTCTGCGCTGCTCTTCCTCTATTCTTGCTTTCGCTATTTGATATATGTCCGGGTCTAACTCCACGCCGATAAACTCGCGCCCAGTATGCAAACACGCTACGCCGGTGCTGCCGCTGCCCATGCAATTATCTAATACCGTTTCGCCGGGGTTCGTGTATGTCAATATCAGATATGCCAACAAATCAACCGGCTTTTGCGTGGTGTGATACCTCTTTGTCTGATCGCCGTTTGAAAATGTTTGCACGTCCACCGGGTAACGGTCTGTACTGTCGTAATGGTCGTTTCGGTTTTCCTTGCCATAACAACCGTGTCCGTCGTTCTCGCGCGTATATCGGCGTGTAGTTACTTTCCGTTTATGCCCGTGGGTAAACTGCGGGTTATATGTCGGCGGCTTTTTATAGAATGCCTCTATATTCTCATGCGCCCGCAGTGGCATTTTCTTGGCGTTCAAATGCCCTTTTGCCTGCGTCTTTCGCCATATCCATTCATAGCGATAATATTTTATATTGCTCATTACAAGCCGTGACGTGAA